TTACCGATAAAAAAGTCATAACCCCTGAAAATATCGTTGACGTTGTAAGCAAGGGATATGCGGTCCATATTGTGAATCGGCGCGAGATTCAGTATCTTTTTGACGTTTATCGAAGCATTCAAGATATTCGTTTCAAGAAAAAGGTCGTTCGTCCTGAGATTAACAACAAAGTTACAATCAACATCCCAAACGAGATAGTTACGTTTAAAAGTTCCTTGTTTTTGAGTAGCCCGATTCAGTACGCCTCCATTAATGGAGACGATAAAGTTTCAAAATCCGTTACAAAGCTGAATGAATTTATGCGTGCGGAGAACAAAGAGGGCAAGGACAAAGAGATTGTAGACTGGTTCCATATTTGCGGCGTTGCCCCAAGAATGGCATTGTCTGACCCGGTTGGGGAGGAATACGGAAGTCCGGCTATTATCTACACTCTTGACCCGCGAGAAGCGTTTGTTATCTATTATAGTGGCATTGGGAATGCACCGCTAGTTGGCGTGATTCGGCAAAAAGATGAAGATGGAAAGTACATGTTCTGTGCTTACACGAAGGACGCTTGCTATTGGATTAAGGGGAAAAACCTTGTTAGGGCTGAACCGCATACCTACGGGATGGTTCCGATTATAGAGTATGTAAATAATATGCCAAGAATTGGAGCATTTGAGAACGTCCTATCCATCGTCGATGCAATAGACATTCTGGAAAGTAACCGGATTGACAATGTTGTAGACTTTGTTAATTCCTATGATGTGTTCCAAAATTGTGAGATTGATGACGAGCATTATCAAGAGCTTTCGGGCGGCGGCAAGGCAGTTTGCATTAAGAATACCGTTCCGGGGATGGACAGCAAGGTCTATCGAATTACATCGGAGATGAACCAATCTGGCGTTCAGGCAATTTTGGACGACCTGACAGACAGGTACATTACCATTTGTGGACTGCCAAACAGAAACGGCGGCTCTAGTACGTCCGACACTGGTGCTGGCGTTCAGTATCGGGACGGTTGGGTGGAGGCAGAATCAAGAGCGAAAGACACGGAAAAGATGTTCAATGTCTCCGAACTGGAATTCCTTAAATTGTTCTTGAAAATCTGCAATGACACAGTGGGCCTTGACCTGAAACTCTCCGATATCAAGATTGAGCATACCAGAAATAACCTTGCGAATATGCAATCCAGAATGCAGATTCTTTGTGAGGGTCTGAGCAACGAAAACATTCACCCCAGATTCCCGTGGGTTATGTCCGGCGTACCGAACGCAGAGGAGTGGTATCAAGCCTCCGAGGAATACAAGAAGAAAAATAAAGAGGAATTAGACCGTAGCTTGATGGAGGAACTAAATGCCGAACGCGGAACTGTATCAGGCAACAGACAAGGCAATAGCACTTCTAGCAAGGAAAGCAATCAGGCGATTTGAGAAAGCAAGGAAAGCGGCAAATCTGCTTGATTTTGACGAGCTAGAGGTTATCCAGACCTGCAAGGACCTGTACAAGAGCTTGGACAGCGATAACCGGAAAGCGTTTCTTGAGTTGGCTGTGCTTGTCTACAAAGAAGCTGAGCCAAACGGGGGAAATGTACCGGACAAAGATTGGCTAGATAGCTACCTTCTGGAATACTGCCCGGTTACAAAGTATGTATACGACCACGAGGTATCAAGAAAGCGTGAGTATCTTCAAGAGGCGATTATTTCCAGCACAGCAAAGGCCGTGGAGTATCGGAAAGCACTTTCCAGATGGTCAAGCATGACGGCACAGTATGCAGATGAAGTGACCGATAAAGCCACTTTAAAGGCGTTTAAGGATGCTGGAATAGAGCGGGTGCAATGGAATGCGCAATTGGATGAAAAGACGTGCGAGACGTGCAGAGAGCGGCACGGGATGATTTATCCAATTGACAGCGTACCGCCGAAGCCACATTGGAGATGCAGATGCACATTAACGCCAATAAAGGGGAAACGAAAGTTGAGCCATTCGGAATTTCTAAACAGTTGACCACGCTTTTTATTTGAATTTGAGCGGCCTTGCCGCTTAGAGATATGCCGGAGATGGCTTTAAAGCGCAACCCTGAGAGAACAGGAAAACAAACGCAAAATATTGGGCGAGAGAACGCCGACAAAATAACGCAAAGGAGTCAAATTTATGCCTACCATCGACACTTCCACAATTGAAGGATTTGAGACTATGACCGCCGACCAGAAGGTTGAAGCATTGCTCGGAATCGATATCCCTGCGGCTGTAGACACCTCTGGAATGATTCAAAAAACTCAGTTTGACAAGGTTAGCTCTGAGCTTGCGGAGGCAAAGAAACAGCTTAAAGCCAGAATGACGGATGATGAAGCGGCGAAAGTAGCGAACGACCAGCAGATTGCTGATATGCAAGCTGAAATTCAGCAGTTAAAACTTGAAAAGACGGAATCCGCATATAAGGCAAAATATCTGGCAATGCCCGGATTTGACGAAAAGCTTGCCGAGGATACCGCAAAGGCTATGGCGGCTGGCGACATGGACAAGGTTTTTGAAAATCAGGCGAAAGCGAATGCCGCCTATGAGAAGTCGCTGAAAGCGGAGCTGATGAAAAGCAACCCCCGCCCTGACGGTTCTGGGGCTGGCGGTGAACCCGAGACACAAGACAACGTGGAATTAGCAAAGTCGATGGGAAAGGTAAGAGCTGAGGCCGCAAAAGCCTCCAATGATATCTTGAAATTATATCTGTAAAGGAGAGAAAACCAATGAAGTTTTCTAAATCTTCTGTCGGCGGGACGGTGGAAATTCTCGCGTCTAAGGACTATCAAGCAATTCCCGTCAAACTTTCCGGCAGTGCCATTGTAAAGGCTGGTATGCCCATTACGGAAGCCGGGGAAACTGCGGCGGCTGGCACGAATGCCATTGGTATCCTGCTGTATGACGTTGACCCGACCGAAAATCCGAACTGTGCGCTGATTGTCAGCGGCATTGTTGATTGGACGAAGTGCAAGGCCAATTCGGGAGCCACCGCTTCTGCGGCTGACATGAAAGCGATTCTTCCCGGTATTACGTTCCGGGAAAATATCACTAAATAAGGGAGGGAATAAGAATGCCTTTAGACATTAGAAAATTTTTCACCCCGCCTGCGATTGCGGCGAACTGGACAGAGGTGGCCTCCAACAAGATTCCTTATCTTGGAAGTGGCCTTTTCCCCTCAAAGAAGAAAGCCGGTCTTGACCTGTCTTGGCTGAAAGGCTCTAAGGGATTGCCCATTTCTTTGATGCCCACGGCGTTTGACGCAAAAGCAACCTTCCGTGACCGGATTGGGTTTGAAAAGCTTGAAACCGAAATGCCCTTCTTCCGTGAGGGATTCAAAATCAAGGAGCGCGACCGGCAAGAGCTTCTGCGCGTCCAAGAATCTAACGACCCCTACGCAATGGAAGTCATTGCCAGAGTTTTTGACGACGCAAATGAACTGATTGCGGGCGCGGAAGTCGTTCCTGAGCGAATGATTATGCAATTGCTGTTCCCCGAAGATGGGAATGTTGGCATTTCGATTAGTGCAAACGGTGTGGACTATACATACAACTATGACCCTGACGGTACATGGAAGTCCGAAAACTACACCGCCTTGACTACGACCGATTTGTGGACGGCCAGCACGACCGCTGACCCGTTCAAGCAATTCAAGAAGGTCAAGGACGCAATCCGCAGTAAGTACGGCACAGAGCTTACTACCATGATTATGAACACCACGACCTTTAACCTGTTGGCGGCTATTGATGCGGTTAAGAATCGTTATCTTACCACTTCTGGTTTGAAGATGGGCTATCTAACTGACGCAGAGGTCAAGGCGGTTATTTCCGGCACTTCTAACTTAAATATTGCCATTTATGACAAGCAGTACCGGGACGAAAACAAGGTTACGCATTCGTTTGTGCCTGACGGCTATGTGTGCTTCATTCCTTCCGGTTCTCTTGGCTCTACTTGGTATGGTACTACCCCGGAGGAAGTGGGGTTGCAAGGCAGCGGGAAAGCGGATGTTTCCATTGTAAACACCGGCGTTGCCATTACCCAAATTGTCGAGGAACAACCCGTAAATATCAATATTTTCGCCAGTGAAATTGTCCTTCCCTCTTTTGAGCGGATGGATGAAGTGGCGGTTATGAAGGTGGTTGCATGACACTGTGTACTCCGAAATACAACGTATCTTATCGCGGTGAATTTCATGCGGCTGGCAAGCCGTTTGAAATTAACGCTGACGATGCAGAGGAAATGAAAGTACACGGCGCGATTGAAGAATCCACCGAGGAAAAGACCGAAAAGAAACCCGGCAGACCCAAGAAATTAGACTGATAAGAGGTGAAAACGGATGGATATGGTTGACCGCCTGAAACTTAGGACCGGCGAGACAAACGAGTTTATTCTCTTGGATTGTGTGGAAAGTGCAAAGGCGGCAATCCTGTCCAGACGTTTTCCGTTTGGAGACTGGCCTGATAGTGTGGAGTCGCAATATTCAGATTTGCAATACCGAATAGCCCTTGACCTGTACAACAAGCAGGGAGCCGAAGGTGAACTGTCCCACACTGACGGCAGTGGGGTTAGCCGCTCTTATGAATCCTCTTGGATATCTGAACAACTTCTATCAGAGGTTATCCCGAAAGTAGGCACAAGAGGATGAGGGACCTTGCGAGAAATTTATCCCTTGTGCGCTTTAAAACGTACAAGGGAGAGACGGAGATTATTAACAAGCAAGGTTTTCCGAGCGGCAACTTTGCCCCGGTCTATAGCGATATACAAACCGCTAGGCTGTGCGTCTCCGCAAATAAAGGGACTAGTGAAACGAGTCAATACGGTACATTGCTGGACTATGACCGGGTAATGACCACCAGTGATGTGAATTGCCCAATAAACGAAGATTCGGTTTTGTGGCTTGACGGAGCGTCTACGGATGAACCGTGGAACTACATTGTAAAGCGGCGCAGCCAGTCCTTGAATGGCGTGAGTTATGCAGTTAAGAAGGTCACGGTCAGCCAAAATGAGGTGAACGCAAGTGCGGACTATCACAATTAAGCTAAATACTGCGTCCATCAATCAGGCAATCAAGGAATTAAAAGCTTACCAGAAGAAGGTCGAAAACGCCGGGGCTGAAATAGCAAAGCGATTAGCCAACCTAGGATATGAAGTGGCCTATGGAATTATGGACGGCCATGTGTTTTCTGGGGAAACGATTGAAAGCCTTGAAGTTGTTGACGCTGGCGAAGGGAAATTCATTCTGCAAGCCGGTTCTCAAGCCCTTCTGTTCTTTGAGTTCGGTGCTGGCGTGACATATTCAAGCGAAAAAAATCCCTTGAGCGACGAATTTGGATTTGGACCCGGCACATATCCAAATGCGAAAGGCCACTGGAACGACCCGAACGGCTGGTGGTATGAAACGGACGACCCACGCCTGACCGTTAGAGTAGACAGCAAAGGGCAAGGGCTGGGACATTCCTACGGAAACCCGCCTCATATGCCGTTCTACAAAGCCAGTAAAGCGATGCGGGACGCTTTACTTGAGACTGCGAAGGAGGTTCTGAGCGAATGATTGACCCAGAGCCGTATGTGTATAACGCAGTCGCTTCTGCGCTCAAAGAGCAGTTTGAGGGAATCACTGTTCGGAGCGAATATAATCCAAATCAAGAAACCACAAAGAAAAGTTTCCCACTTGTCACAATCGAGATGATTGACGTAAGCGACAATCAAAAATCGAGGACGGCGAAAGGCGCAACGGCTGTTGAAGTCACCTTTGAGTGCAACGCCTACTCAAACGATGTGACGAATAGGAAAGGCGAAGCAAAAGAGATTATCTATTTTGCAAATGACGAATTTGAAAAGCTTGGGTTTAAAATGCGCTCCTGCTCGCCTACACCTAATTTAAGAGATAGCACAATTTTTAGGATGACGGCGATATATTGGGCGATTGTTGACGGAGATTTTTTTACCTACACAAGCTGATATAGAAATTTTAATCTTGACATTATGACAAGACGAGGAAGGTTTAAAGGAGTGAGTTAATTGTCTCGAAGAGTAACAACGGCTGGAATTCAATTATGCTACGCAGTTGAAACTACAGCAGGAGTTATGCCAACCACAGGATATAAGATTGTACCGGAAGTAAAGGGATTGCCAAATCTAAACGAGGAGCCAAACCCCATTGATAGTACCACCCTTCTTGAGGAAGAGTATGAGACGAGCGAACCCGGATTGAAGTCTAACGGCGTGAAAAGTTATACCGCCAACCTCACGGATGACCTAATCGAATTTTGGGAAACCCTTCAGGACGAATACGAGGCGGCGGCAGCGGACGGAAAGGCTATGTATTTTTGCCACAGACATCCTAAACTGAAAAAGGCTGGTGTTTACAAGGGTACACCATCCCCGCTTAACTATAACGATTCTGCGGTGAATGCAATGCAAGAAACTACGCTGTATATCACGCCAAACGGCGCAACGAAACTTGTTGATTCTCCTACAATCACAGATGCTACTAGTGCTAGCACACAAGGAGGACTTGAAAAATGAAAATTAATGGTGAAGAGTATACGGCCCCCGAGCTTAACTTTACCACAATGCGCAAAATGGAGAATTTTGGAGTTACGCTTAATACAATAGATGATAAGCCCCTTAACTTTTTGGGGGCGTATGTTGCTATTGCTATTGGGTCAGACCTTAAAGCTGCGGATGAAAAAATTGACGCTCATATAAACGCAGGCGGAACAATAGACGAACTCTCTAAGGACATGAAAGAAGCAATCGAAAAGAGTGGTTTTTTCAAAAAACCGCTGGACAGCGAAACGCAGCCCAGCGATTAACAGACGAATGGTTAGAGTTTTCTGCTGAGATAGGGGTATCGTATTCTGATTATATGAATATGACCCCTTCTCAACTGCAAGCAATTTCAAATGGAT